TCATCGGCAATCAAAGATTTCAAATTTGGGGATTTATCGAAAGCTGCCAAAGGTTTCGGTGGTACAATGTTAGACTTGGGTAAGTCGTTAATGATGAACCCAATTTTCGCCATTGCTGGCATATTGCTTTTAATCATTACAAATTTTGAAAAACTAACAAAGGCAGGTGGATTAGTTGGAAAGGTTTTCGGGTTTATTGGTGATCAAATCGCCATCGTTAAAAATGCTGTTGTTGACTTTTTGAATTGGACTGGTATAATAGATACACAAGCCGAAGAACGCGCAGAAGCACAGAAGAAACGCAACGAAGAAATGATTGCGGATTTACAAAAGGCAAATGATGCAGTTGGTAAAATGCGCGATGATTTAGCTCGTTCCAATATGAGCGAACGCGAAAAGGAATTGGCGGATATTAAAAAATGGTACGATGAACAATTATGGTTAGCGCGTGGCAATGCAGATACACAAGCGGAGGTAACTAAATTAGCAAGGGAAAAACAAGCGCAGATTAATGATAAATACGATCAACAAGATTCAGATAAAGCAAAAGCAAGAAGGGAAAAAAATAAAGCGGAAAATGAAAAGGATGCACAAGAAGCTGAGAGAAAAAGAAAAGAAGAATATGATAAAGCTGTAAAGCAACAACAGTTACTCGATGATATTAAACGTGAAGCAGCAAATGAAGAAGAAGCATTAGCGCAAGAAATTCAAAACATTAAGCAAGGTGTACAAGCTACTGAACTTCAAAATGTGCAAGATGAATACTTTGAAAAAATTGAACTTGCCAAAAAATATGGTTTAGATTTTACCGCATTAGAAGAAGAATTAAAAACCAAACAAGCGGAAATAAATGCTAAGTATAGAAAAACGGAAGAAGCTGCAATACAAGAAGAAGTAAAACTAACCAAGTTAACACAAGATCAAAAATATGAAATCTATAAAGCCACTATTGATGGTATAATGGGTTTAAATGATTTACTTACTACAACTGGAATATTAAACGCGGAACAATCTTTTAAAGTTAGTAAGGCATTATCATTAGCACAAGCGACAATAAGTGCAATCGAGGGAACTCAAAACGCATTTAAAAGTGCGCAAGATTCACCTATAACTTCAATTTTTCCAGCTTATCCATTTATTATGGCAGGAAGTGCAGCGGCAGTAGGTGCGGCAAACATCGCAAAAATAGCAGCAACGAAATTCAATGCCAATGGTTCAAGTGGTGGGGGTGGTAATCTTAAACCATCTGGTGGAATGGGTGCAGGTGGCATGGGTGGAGGTTCAACAAATGCACCTGCGTTAGACCTTTCTTTTATCAATAACCAAACAAATCAACCCCAACCGCTACAAACATACGTACTCGCTACCAACGTAAGTAGCGCACAAGAAGCACAGCAAAAAATAAAAGACCAATCTAAAATAATAAAATAATGAGCGAAGTAAAAGTAGTAGAATACACCATTGATGACAGCGGATATCTTGGTGTTAATTGTATTTCATTAGTTGACCAACCTGCAATCGAAATAGATTTCGTAGCATTGAAATCCGAACCAAAGAAAATCACACAAGCCGCAATCGATGAAGGCGATAGACAAATGCTTTACGGTGCGGTTATGTTACCCGAGCAACTTATTTACCGAGTTGATGGAATGGGTGGAGAATACTACGCTAAATACAGCGCAGAAACTATCTCTAAAATCTCGCAAGAATATCTAAAAAGAAACATGCATCACAATTCAAATTTACAACACGAGATACCCATTACAGGTTGTACGGTTGTAGAGTCATGGATTAAAGAAGGTGAACACGATAAGAGTCAAAACTTCGGTTTCAATTTCCCCGATGGCACTTGGTGTATAGGTATGAAGATAGACAATGAAGAAGTTTGGAACGCTGTAAAACAAGGCGATGTGAAAGGGTTTTCTTTAGAAGGATTCTTTACCGAGTTGAGCGATGAATATTTAGCCGAGCAAGAAATCGAAAAAATAATGCGCGAGTTGACCAATGAGTTAAACGCTTAAAAGATATCTCTCTATAAACAAAAAGTCCCCTCCGTTGAGGGGATTTTCTGTTAAAGGAAATTGAATCAAAACTACAACCTATAAAAACTAACGAAACAAATTTAATGTATTTGCTACATATAATTGAGAAAATTAAATTAACAATGAATAAAGTAACTGAAATTGTGAGTAAGTACGCAGACCGCCTAAAGGCATTCGGTATTAAACTGAGTGCAGAAGGTGAGATTGAAAGTGCTGCTCCTGTAAAGATGGCTGTTGCCATTTTAAAAGATGGAACTGAAGTAAGTTCACCCGATGAAATGATTGCCGTTGGTAGTCCGTTGTTCGTTATGGATGCAGAGGGAAATGAAATCCCTGCACCTGACGGAAAGCACGAAACTGCCGAAGGTAAATTTATCGTAACCGTTGGCGGTGTTGTAACTGAAATCCTTGAACCCGAAATGGAATCAGAGGTTGTTGAAGAAGAACAAGCCGCTGCATTTGATGGAGTTAGTAAAGAAGAATTCGAAGCTACGATTAGCGCATTGATTGAGCAGTTCGAAAGCCGCATCAATTCCTTGACTGCTGAAAAAACTGAACTATCTGCGCAGGTGGAAAAGTTGAGCAAACAACCAGCAACCAACAGCGTAAAGAAGTCGAGTGTTAGCGTGAACGCTGCACCGATCAACTTAGCTAAGATGGATTCTAAGAATAGAATTTTCGCAATTATAAACAAATACAAATAATTAAATAAAAAAGAAAAACAATGGCTGATTCATTATCCATTAACAGTTCAACCTACGCAGGTGAATTGGCGTTACCGTATATCAACGCAGCTATCTTGTCTGGAGACACTTTAGCAAAAGGATACGTTACTCTTAAAGAGGGTGTAAAATACAAAGCTGTATTAAAGAAGTTGTCTAATGCTGCTTCTTTGGTTCAAGCTGCTTCATGCGATTTCTCACAAGCTGGAGATTTGCAATTAGACGAGTCAGTTTTGGAAGTTAAAGATTTGAAAGTAAACTTGGAACTTTGCAAAAAAGAATTTGCTCGTGATTGGGAAGCCGCTCAAACAGGTCGCGGATTTATTAACGACGTTGTTCCTGCTAATTTCTCTGATTTCTTGATTGGTTATGCCGCTGCAAAAGTTGCTGAAAACATTGAATTTACAATTTGGCAAGGTACTAATGGTGCTGGAACTTATCCTGCATTTGATGGTTTTGAAGAAATCATTGATGTGAATTCTACTTACTATCGTGCTGCATGGTCAGCTGGTACTGGAACCATGACGGTTGCAACAATTATCGAAAACTTAAACCAAGTAATCGACAATTTGCCAACTGCATTGATTGGTTCACCTGAAACTAAATTATACATGAATCGCCAGTCTGCGCAGTTCTATCGCCAAGCGGTAGCTGCCGAAGGTTATTTGCAACAATTCCAAGCGTCTGCTGATTTCAACTTGCAATTCAACGGATATGATATTTATGTTTGTCCTGGTATCAGCAACGGAACTGTGATCGCTGCACAACCTTCAAATATGTTCGTTGGTGTTGATGCTAACTCTGATTTCGCTGAGGTGAAAGTTGTAGATATGTCTTTGACTGACGCATCTGATAACGTACGCATGGCAATGAGATTCCGCGTAGGAACTCAGGTCGGTGTATTGGGTGATGTTGTTTATTGTTACAACGACTAATTAAATAACCACATATAAAAGGGGGAGTGGTTAACGCTGCTCCCCTATTTATTAAATAAAAAAAAATATAATAATATGGCTACTTGTGAATTAAGTGCTGGATTTGGACTTCAATGTAAAGATGGGATTGGTGGTATTAAAGCTATCTTCATCCAACAACACGAAGATTTTTTAACAGGTGTAACAGCGGATGCAAGTTCCGAAGAAATTGATGGATTGCCTACGAAAACAATTTATCAGTACACACTCCCAAAACACACAGGAATGTTTACCGAAGAAGTTGCTTCTAACGTTGAGAATGGAACTATATTCTATACTCAAACCGTTACAGCTACATTCCACAAATTGAGCGCACCAAGAAGAAAGCAATTAGAATTAGTTGCTAAAAATCGTTTGGTTGTATTCGTTCAAGATAACAATGACAATATTTGGATGGTTGGACGTATCGATGGCGCGGAAGTAACCGCAGCATCAACAGCAACTGGAACTGCAAAGGGTGATTTAAATGGTTACACCATTACGTTCACCGCAGAAGAAGCACACAAAGCGTATCGTTTGGAATCATTTACAAGTATTCCATTTGATAACTTTGGTGGTATTACTGTTGTAGCTCCAACAATTTAATCTAATTGCAGTGAATTACCTGCAATCAAATACGGCATCTCAAACCCTTCTCCTTTCTTTAAAGGAGGGGGTTTTACTTTTTTCAACAACCTATACCGATTATTTATTGGTATTGCAAAATGAATTAACTTCGGAATTATTATACGTTATTCCAACGATTATAAATGAGAACGAAAGGATTACGACTTTGGGTATTAGCACGAATACTGATGATCCAACTAACGCATCGATTCTTATCGCTCATGGTGGTCGTTGGAGTTATATTGTTTATGGTCAAAATTCGGATACTAACCTTGATCCTACTTCTAATGATGTGGTCGGTGAGATTCAAAGAGGTTTTATCCAATTCAGTTCGCTCATTAATTACTACGATCAACCCACGTTAACAATTCCATCTGATATTGAATATAACAATGCCTAATATAGTAGATGACATAAAACAAAAGTTTGGAGCAACTCAATTAGAGCTGTCCAAATATGTAAAAATTCAACCGATTGAGCGTGAAGATAGGAAGGGATTTGTAACGTTTGGAGAGGGCAATATGTTTCCTCAATATCTAATCGAGTTGTATAACGAAAGTCCTGTTCATGGTAGCGTTGTAAATTCGATTTCTTTCATGATTGCAGGAACTGAATTTGTTTCCAATAATCCACAGGCGACAAATGAGATTAAGCGATTGAATTTAGATAGCATCTTGCATACAACAGCGTTAGATTTAAAATTGCATGGTGGTTTTTATTGGGAAGTTATTTGGTCAATGGATAGAAAAACCATTGCACAAGTTAACCATTTACCTTTTGAGAATTGTCGATTGGCATGTTCCGATGATAATGATGATATCACGGGTATTTATTACTCGCGTGATTGGAACGACACTCGAAAAAAGAAAAATACGCCCTCGTATATTCCGATGTTCAACACGGATTATAAAGACGAATGTCCTAAACAAGTGTTATTCGTTCATTCGATTGTTCCAGGAAGTGAATACTACCCAAAACCCGACTACATAAGCGCGATAAACAATATCGAATTAACGCGACAAATAAGCGAGTACCAAGTTAACATCATTTTAAATGGATTTTTCCCTTCATTAATTGCTTCATTTAACAATGGAATTCCATCGTTGGAAGAACAACGTATGATTAAAAATCAATTACAGCAATCCATTCAAGGTGCTGAAAATGCTGGTAAGGTTTTGACATTTTTTAATGAAGAAAGAGATCGAGGTGTTGAGTTTACTTCGTTCCCTGTGGGCGACATGGATAAGCAGTTTGAAACGTTGGTTAGCCAAGCTGTTGAATCTATATTGGTGGCGCATCGCGTTACAAGTCCTTTGTTATTTGGTATTCGTGATGGTGGCGGATTGGGAAGTAATACCGATGAAATGAAAACTGCGATGCATATTTTCATGAAGCAAGTCATTGAGCCATTTCAACGTATGATTACTACGAGCGTTGAATATTTGTTGGATAGTGAAGGTATTACAAGCGATGTTTCAATAGTTCAAAATGATTTATTCATTGATGCTGCGCCAACAACAGATGCGACTTCATCGACTCCAACTGATGTAGCAAGCCAAGCATTGAATGGTGCGCAAATTTCATCGTTATTAGAAATCATTACTCAAACAACTGCGAATGTTTTAACGCCAACGAGTGCGAAGGCAA